GTGGTAAGTCAAAGGCTACCAAGACTTTGGCACCATGGTTTCCGGAAGACTTCAAAGAATATCGTGAACCATTCATTGGTGGTGGTTCTGTGGCATTTTATGCCACTCAGGCATATCCCGATGTTCCTGTTTGGATCAACGATAAGTATGTCACTCTTTACAATTTCTGGGTGCAACTCAGAGATCGTGGTGAAGAACTTTCTGATCGTCTGAATGATATCAAATCAAAAGCATCAAACTATCAGTCACAGGACGATAAGGATTCTGCACACAAAGAATTATTTGATAAAACTCGGGATGACATTAATTCTCAGGATGGTCTTGATCGTGCCGTAAGTTTTTTCATTTTGAATAAGTGTAGTTTTTCTGGATTGACCGAAAATAGTACATTTTCCAAGACAGCAGCACGTTCTAATTTTTCTTTCGTTGGTATTGAAAAACTAAAGAAGTATTCTCAACTAACACAAAAGTGGAAGATCACAAACATTGATTATTCTGAGGTTATGAATGATCCTGGTGAGGACGTATTCGTATTTCTCGATCCTCCTTATGATATTAAGGATTTTCTTTATGGAAAAGATCGTGAAATGCACAAGTCATTTGATCATGATCGATTTGCAGAAGATGTATATAAGTGTCCGCATAAGTTCATGATTACTTATAACGTGAATGATAGATTGCTTGAGTTATACAAAGATTATCATTTGCGTGAATGGAAACTTCGTTATTCTATGGCACATCGTGGTGAAAAGGGAACTGATGAGAATGTGAAAACAGAACTTCTTGTTACTAACTATCCTACTGAAAAAGAAACTGTAAACGTTCTTGACCTTCTACTTTATGACTGAACTAAAAGATAAAACTAATCATAAGATATTCTCAGTATGGATGACATATGACGATATGAATCTCATATATCAAAAACTACAGCAATCTAATATATCTGATGAAGATCTGAGACGTATTGAAGTTGCCTTTCGACTATCGCAATTATCTTACGGAAATTCTGGAGCATTTTATGACTGAACTTAAAGACTGGCTCAATTCCATTAATCAGACAAAGAAACATCTGATTGATGAAGATCCTTCTATTGAGAAGGAATATCCTCCTTATATTGTGAACCGTTGTTTCTCTGGGCACATCGATACTTTGATGTTTGCTAATGAGATGAATAAGTATCACTTTCTTCCAAAGAAACTCCAATATGATTTTCTTATAAATATTGTGAGGAAAAAGAAGAGATTCTCTCCCTGGATCCGACAAGATAAGATCAAAGATCTTGATTATGTCAAACTTTATTATGGTTATAGTAATGAAAAGGCAAAGCAAGCTTTGAAAATTCTAACAAAGGAACAACTTAATTTTATTAAATCGAAATTTGATACTGGAGGAAAAAAATGAGTGTTGTTAGAGAACCTGAAGTGACATGGACACCAGAACAGATGGTAGAAGTCGTTCTGAGTGAACCTGATGACTTTCTGAAAGTGCGTGAAACATTGACAAGAATCGGAGTCGCATCTAGAAAGGAGAAAAAGATCTATCAGAGTTGTCATATTCTGCACAAGCAAGGTAGATATTTCTTAGTGCATTTTAAGGAACTGTTTGCTCTTGACGGCAAACATGCAAACCTGACACAGAACGATGTCCAACGTCGTAATCGTATTGCTCAACTGCTTGCTGATTGGGGTCTTATTGGTATTGTTGATGTAAGCAAGATTACTGATATTGCACCACTCAATCAGATCAAGGTTCTTGCATATAAGGACAAGCAAGACTGGATTCTTGAGACTAAGTACAATATCGGTTCTAAGAAAAAACGAGTAGAAGAAACCGAATGAAATTGGGGGCTTGACGCCCCCTTTTTTATGCTCTATAATATGGAGGTAAACAATACAGCCTTCGGCTCTTTACATATGACCATTATTTCTATTCCTCTTTCGGGTGTTCCCAAAGAGTTGCGACAACAGATTGAAGAACTTCTTCCAGAACCACTTAAAGTTCCAGGTTGGAAATTTGCTGGATATAAGTGGCGTAAACTTACACAAATCAATACAAAAGATAGTCAAGGAAATACTGATAATAGCGTTCGTATTTCTGGTACTGGTGAGAATGAAACTTTAGAAGTTTCTCTCCGCAAAGGTTTGGATACATCTTGCCTAACTCCTTCAATTTATCCAAACGACAATGCTCTTAATGGATTTAACCGTCTTAAGCAATTGAAGAGAATTGGATATAAGGAATGGATTTTTGCTCAGTATGAACGAGATGAATCTACTAGCACTAAATTCCAAGAAACTTTTGAAGATGCTCTTGATGATGCTCGGGCATCAATGAACAAGGGATTTGGTCAAAAGGTTATCACTGATAGTGAACTTGAAGAACTTGCTCGTAAACGTTTTTCAAAACGTAATGATCAGACCAAAGACGCTGTTAAAGAATGGATTGTTACTTTGGATCTCAATCTGAGTCCTCAAAAAATTGAAGGGATTGCAGCAAAGGTTGTAAAAGATTTCTCTCGTAAAGGAATTATTGATTCTTATGAAAGAAAGGAAGCACAAGAATTTCTAGACAGTCTTGGTATTGGAGCAGATTTGCTGAATACTTATAATGTAAGTTCTGGAAAATCAGAAGGAGATACTACTCGTATCTTAAGAAGCATGTATCAAGTTATGAAAAATTTTGTTGATAATGAAGATACTATGAATATTGCTTTGTTTGATTCTCAAGCTTCTTCTCATGAAGAACTTATGCAAAATAGAAAAAATACTATTAAGAATCTGAACTCTATTGATCAACTTGTGATGTCATATGCATCTGCTAGACTGAAAAATTTTACTGTAAAACCATTTGAGATTATTGGTTCAATTCCACAGGCAATTGGAAAAGAAAGTGCTGATCAAGTGAAGATGGATAAGAAACTGATTGAAGTTAAGTAAAACCGAATAAAAAGATACGGGGGTCCACACCCCCTTTTTTATGTCTTGTGTTAATATATACTTGTGGATGCCGAAAGGATCCACACAACGCAATCTCGCTTTTAGGAGAGCTACAAATGAATCATTTAGCAAAGTATAATGCTGCCAATTTGGATCAGCTGCTAGACCGCATAAATAGGAATAGCATCGGTATGGATGAATACTTTGATCGTCTGTTTAATCTGCACGAAACGACATCAAACTATCCACCATATAATCTAGTCACAGTCAGCAGCACAGAATCGAGACTAGAACTAGCACTAGCAGGTTTTAAAAAGAAAGAAGTTTATGTCTACACACAAGACGGTAAACTCTTTGTCGAAGGCCAGAAAGAAGACAAAGAGACGGAGACTCAGTATTTGCACAAAGGTCTGGCTCAACGGTCGTTTACACGAGCGTGGACACTCTCTGAAGACACGGAAGTTAGATCAGTTACTTTTGAGGATGGGCTTCTAACTATTATTCTGGGCAAAGTTGTTCCTGATGCACATAAAAGGAAGGATTATTTGTAATTCCTGACAAATTTTTGCTGCCGTTGCTACAAAAGTGTATCACTATGATACACTTTTGCTATATAATTATGTAACTCGGAGGACGGATTATGAACTTCACTACCGCCACTCTTTTGTTTGGAACTGTAACCTCTCTTTTTAGTTGGGCAGTTCTCTCACCTGTACTACCATAATACATCTTGAACCATGGGAATTCTAGCAACAATCGCAATCTTCGGAGCAGTTATGGGTGGAGCATTCGCACTCACTCCTAAAAACTGAATAAATAAAACTGAATATCGTCGCCGCGAGGGGATGACTGGCAAAAACCAGTTGACTCCCCTCTTTTTTATTGCTATAATGACTTGAGAGGTAATTTAAAAATGTCAATTAAGATTGCACTACTGAAATCTGGTGAGTCGGTGATTGCCGACATCAAGGAGCTCTTGCACGAAGAGCAAGTTTGTGGATATCTGTTTAAGAATCCATATGCAGTAAATCTTCTTCCTAAGTATGGATTTCTTACGGAAGAATCTGCAATGGATGATGGGGGTGAGGACGATGAATTAAATGTATCATTTACTCCTTGGATTCCACTTACTATGGATAAGGAAATTCCTGTGAGATATGATTGGCTTGTGACTGTTGTAAGTCCTGCCAAAGAAATTGAAAAACTTTATGAGGAAATGATTAATGGACAAGACAATCAAACTGATTCTACTGACGAACAGTGAACGACTAATTAGTCAGATTATTGAGATTGGTGCAGATATTGGAGAACCAGACTGCAAACTCATTAAACCACACGAAATTTGGGCAGAACACAATCTCTGTCCCTGGATGAAAGATGATACTGATCAAACAGAGTTTATGATTAGTTCTGATAAAATTATTACGATTACAGATCCTAATTCCGATCTACTTGAAAAATACCTGGAGAAGACTGAGTAATGCGATTCTATACCAACGTTCAAATGGTCGGTGACCATTTTCTTGTACGTGGTTATGAAAACGGGAGGCACTTTGCTACACGCGAAAAATTCTACCCAACACTCTTCATTTCTTCCAATAAGAAAACAAAGTATAAGACATTGGAGGGTGAGTATGTAGAATCGGTTCAACCAGGAACCGTGAGGGAGTGTCGTGATTTTATTGCACGATATAAAGATGTAGATAACTTCAAGGTATATGGAAATGATCGATACATCTATCAGTATATTTCTGAAAAATATCCCGAAGAAGAAATCAAATTTGATACTAATAAGATCAAGATTTCAACGATTGATATTGAGGTTGCATCAGAAAATGGATTCCCTGACGTAGAGTCTGCGGCAGAAGAAGTATTGTTGATTACAGTACAAGATTATGCTACGAAGAAAATTCGTACTTGGGGTCGTGGTCCCTTCAACAATAAACAAGAGAATGTAATCTACAAAGGATTCAGAACCGAATATGAGTTGTTGAATTCTTTTATTGATTGGTGGATGATTGAGGAGAATACTCCTGAAGTTGTGACTGGATGGAATAGTGAATGGTATGATATTCCGTATCTTGTTCGTCGTATTGATAGAATTCTGGGTGAGAAGTTGATGAAACGACTTTCTCCTTGGGGTCTTGTGACTGAACGTGAAATCTTTATTGCTGGTCGTAAACACATTGCATATGATGTTGGCGGTATTACTCAACTTGATTATCTTAACCTTTATAAAAAGTTTACTTATAAAGCACAAGAATCTTACCGACTTGACTATATTGCAAGCGTTGAACTTGGGCAGAAAAAACTTGACCACTCTGAATTCGACACGTTCAAAGATTTCTACACTCATGGTTGGCAGAAGTTTGTAGAATACAACATCATTGACGTGGAACTTGTTGACCGAATGGAAGACAAGATGAAACTGATTGAACTTGCAATTACTATGGCATATGATGCTAAAGTAAATTATAATGATGTGTTTTTCCAAGTTCGTATGTGGGATGCAATCATTTACAACTATCTTAAAAAAAGAGATATTGTGATCCCACCCAAAGAACGTTCCGACAAAGATTCAAAGTACGCAGGTGCTTATGTTAAGGAACCGGTTCCGGGAAAGTATGATTGGGTTGTCAGTTTTGACCTCAATAGTCTGTATCCTCATCTTATTATGCAATACAATATTTCCCCAGAGACACTTCGGGATACCCGACACCCAACGGCTACCGTTGATAAGATACTTAATGAGGAACTGACTTTTGAGATGTACAAGGACAATGCGGTATGTGCTAATGGTGCTATGTACCGAAAGGATGTTCGTGGGTTCCTGCCAGAACTGATGGAAAAGATCTATAAAGATCGAACCATCTACAAAAAGAAGATGCTTGCCGCAAAACAGGAATATGAAAAAACTCCAACTAAGGCACTTGAGAAAGAAATTGCTAGGTGCAACAATATTCAGATGGCACGTAAGATTCAACTCAACTCTGCATATGGTGCTATTGGTAATCAATATTTCCGTTACTACAAATTGGCCAATGCGGAAGCGATTACGCTTTCTGGTCAAGTCTCTATCCGTTGGATTGAGAGTAAGATGAACCAGTATCTAAATAAACTGTTGTCTACAACCGACGAGGATTACGTTATTGCATCTGACACAGATTCAATTTATCTTAATCTTGGACCTCTTGTTGATAAATTTCTTGGTCACAAGTCTGGTGATAAAACTGCAGTTGTGGAATTACTTGACAAGATCTGCCAAGACAAACTGGAACCGTACATCGATACATGCTACCAGAACTTGGCGACGTATGTTTCGGCATACGACCAAAAAATGCAAATGAAACGTGAGAATATTGCTGATCGTGGTATCTGGACTGCAAAGAAAAGATATATCTTAAATGTGTGGAACAGTGAGGGTGTTGCATATGCAGAACCTAAACTTAAAGTCATGGGTATTGAGTCCGTAAAATCATCAACTCCAGCACCCTGCCGCAAGATGCTCAAGGATGCGTTCCAGATTCTCATGACTGGAACTGAAGATGATATGATTGCATTTATTGATAAGAGTCGTGAGGAGTTTAAGAAACTTCCACCAGAGCAAGTATCATTCCCACGTTCTGCTTCTGATGTTGTAAAGTATAAATCTTATTATTAAATTTACGTCAAAGGA